ATCACAAATAAGCATATCACGAAAACCTCTTTCTTCAAGTTCATTCATTCTAAATCTTTCTTCATCTACATTAAGTTGATGACTTGCCCATTCTTCTACTAATGATCTATAATCTTTAGAAAAGAAATCCTCTATTTCAGGTAATGATTTAAGATTTTCTGTAGATAATTGTTCTTGTACTTCTTCTGATTCTGGATCAGCACCTTGAGAAATCATCTCAATCATTAACTTATTATATGCATCAGTTAATAAGTTCTCCTCAATTAATGCTCTTTTGTCTTCAAGCATTTCATTATAAGATGTATCATCTACTGCTCTAAATTGAACTTTATGAAATCTTTTAGTAAATTCTCCAGATAATACATTAACAACATTAGGAATAATAGGATAGAATTTTAATTCTAGTGCTCCATTATCTTCTTCAGTAAGTACTTCAAGTAAATCTCTATACTCATTATTTTCTTCAACAATATAATCTGTTTTATCAATTATACCCTTTGCAAGTTTATAATTCTTTAAAACCTTACGTGCATTCTTTCTTAAATAATCAAGACCTCTAGTTTCAAGCCAATCCATATTCCATTGTGTCCAGTTCTCATCTTTTTCTTTAGATGATACGAATTGAATTGGTTGTGTTAAAGAAGCATGAACAGAAGGGCCTTTTGCTTTGGCTCCCTTCTTAAGTTGCATTGCGTTAAGTACTCTCATAGTATCCTGTTTCTATTATTTGTTTACACTCTTCTGTGTATACGTATGTAAAATGCCCAATTGGGTATGTGCATGATGTAATATATTCAAACATTATTTTAAATTTTTATATGGTGATCTTCTTCTACGTCCTCCTGTATATTTTGTTCTTCCAATATTCCTAAATGGTCCTATACTTAATTTACTAAATTTCTTTGAGTTATCCAAGGGTTCTAGTGATTTATCCCTTTCTTTTCTTTTAGTATAACCTCTATTTGCTTGTTGAATCTTTACAAATGCAACTAATGCTGCAAATGCTACAAGTCTATCCACATTCAATCCTGGAAAAAATTGAAGCATTTCTGTTAGTAACATTTTATCAGGAATTCTTTCAACACCATACTTAACACTAATTACTTCACCATCTTTATCTAGCTCTTCATCTATACCTTCTCTAATGAACTCAATTGCATAAGAGATAAGATGACTCTTAAATAAATTACCTGTATTTTTCCATCCATATTCTTGAAATACATTATTATTTGAACCAAGATCTTTTAGGAATACAATTTGCTGTTTAGGTACTAAATATTTTTGTTTACGTTTAGCAATCATATGTTGAATAAATAATGAAATATTATTCTCAACTAATGTCCATGCGTTATACCATTCTATAATTAATTCTAATTGCTCATGTGTTTTATTTATATCATTATATCTACCACACCATGATGCAACAATTTTGTCTCCTTCTATAAATGTTTCTAATCCTTCAGATGTTTCTTTAGTAACTTCAACTGCATTCTTATATACAAATATTGAACATAATGAGTCAGATGTTGTTGTTTTACCTTCTGATATGGGGTCAATAGATGCATAGTATGTACCAAAACCAGGATCCTTAATTGGTCTTTCCCATACAACTAATACACCTGTTTTATCTTCTCTTTTTTTATTAACAGGGAATTCTGTTATAGGTAATTTTGTTGAGGTAGATGCCTTAATACCATTCTCATCTCTTTCTAGTTTAATAAATTCAAAAGAGTATTCTTTTTCTTCAACCCGTCTAATCTGTCTAGTTAAAAAACTTTGTGGAAAGACTGATTCTTTTCTATATGCAAATGCTTCAGCAATATTAACTGGTTTTTGTGAGATTCTTAATTGATATTGTTCTGCATCAAGACTACTCTTCCATGTTGAACGTTCTTCATGAATACCCTTAAGAGCATTTTCTATATCTGAATTACCATACTTATCTATAAAAGGAATCATTGACCATTGTTCAGGAATAAATAATCCTGCTATACCTATTGTTCCTTTATCATCCATAAGATCAGTTTCTACACCAAGTATACCACTTGCTTCAGGATTTAATATCATCTTCTTTAATGGATTACATTGATCTAAGTCACCAACAGAACCAGCAGCAATAAACATACCTGTAGTCATTAGACCAGATGACATTGCTGGTCTAATATACTCATAGGTCATATCCATCTTAGGAGCAATACCCGCTTCTTCATGAAAGAAAAAAGTACATGGTCCACCTACACCTGTTGTTGGATTCTTTTCAAAAGAACCACCTTGAATTTTAGAACGTAAACCTTTAAATGTTTTTCTATTATTTACTCTTACTTCAATTTTTTGTTCCCATAGTAAAACTTTTTCAGGACTACTAGGTCTATACCAAGCTGTATGTTCATTAAGAAATGTTTTGTATTCTTCTAAAAACTTCCATGATCCTTTATCATTGATATAATCTTTTAGTGATGCTCCTATTTTACATATTGAACCTTCTTCAAACCAATATTGATTTATAAGTTTAGCCATATGAAAATATGAAGATGCAATCTGTCTTTTTTTAAGAATAGCTACATGCTTAAAATTTATCTCAGCCATTATCTCATATAATGCCATATGATATTGTGCATCTCTAATTTTTGCAAAGCCATAATGTTTTTCTTCCTTATCAAAGATAGGTAAGAAATTTAACCACATATAATAATCTCTAGTTATATACCAAGTACCTTTCTTACTCTTATATATAATTCCTTCTCTACATTTATTCTTTTGATCCTCCCAATAAGTCATAAAATCTTTTGATCTCATTGGTTTATCACAATAGAATCCCTGTTTAGTAAAAAGTTTTGCTTCTTTATTAAACAACAAAGAAGTTTCATCAAATGCATACTTACCAGGTTCAGAAAAGATTGAATCAATAAATTCTCTGAAAGATTCTATTGATTCAAATTCTGTTGTAGTCCATTCTCCACAATCATATGTTGGGATATTTCTATACATTCACAATTATTGCTAATATATCATGTTGATCTATTAACAGATGTGTTTCTCCATTATGCATCATAGTTACTGGATGAGCATTTTCACTATATTGTACACAATCATCTTCCATGATACCTTGTACTCCATCTCCAACAGAAACGACATGTGCTTTAAGTTGTTGGGATTGTTGATTCTCAGGAATATAAATACCTGAATCTCCATATGTCTCAGATGCTTTTACTTGTTTAACTAGAACTTTATGTCCTATTGGAATTACTTTTTCTGTCATTTTTATTGGTTTTAGTTATTATAATTGATCATATGCAAGTCCTTGTCCACCACGAACTGTACTTTTTTGTTCTTCTTTCATATCATTATATGCTCCTTTAAATGATTGTCTTATTGCATCAAAATTCTTAGCAGCACTTACGAGAGAATTAATATTTCCATCTCTACCATGCTCTATTTGAGTATTTTCCATATACTTAGCTAATTTATCTATCATAGATTTAATACCTTTATATGCTCTAAAAGTAGGAGTTTCATATAATTGAGCACACTTGTCTAAAGCATGTCTTATTTTTGGACATTCTAAAGATTCCTCCATATTAATTTCATCAAGAATTACTTCTTCTTTATCTACTTCAATTACATTAAAGAAAGGATTTATATCAGGATCAGGACAAGTCATATAAAATAAATATTGAAATACAGCAAGATATGTATCAGGATATTCATCAATAATTGCTTTAAGAAATTTAAGTGTATAACAATGTTCAGTTGGAATTACTTTTCCATTCTGTATATCAAATAATTTTATTAGCATACTGAGTTTTCTTTTAACCACATTATTAATGATCTAACTTCATCTTTTAGATATGGTAGTTCATACATTTTTAATTCCTTTAGTATAGGTTCTTCATTTACATATTTAGTTATTGGATAGTCATATTTATCTCTACCAGTTTCTTCAAATCTAACATGTTGAATAATAAGTTTACCAGGTTTAAGTTTTGGATTATGTTTTAATATAATATACATATATAAACTTAATTGAATATTATAATGACTTATATGACAATCATCCATATGAGATAAAGGTTTATACATCTTTGAAGTTATACCTTCCCAGCTTCTAAAACCTTTTTCCTTTATTTCTTTATTAGTCTTATAATCTGTAATGTTTACCTTTCCATTAACAATAGTAACTAAATCAGCTTGACCACATATACATGCTGATTTTAGATATGCAAAGTGTTCTGGATATACACCAGCACTTAATTTTTGTTCTGGAGCTATTTTAATACCATTCTTATCAACTATTGGTTTTATGATGGGTATTATCACTCCTTCACGTTCTATTGTCTTACAATCAAGTATTCTCTGTTCAAGATCATTATGATACCAATTACCTAATTCAATAGCACGTTCACCTTCTTTCTTCCAAATATCTCTAACTTCTTTTGGTTTAAGACCAAACCATTTTGAACGTTTATTTTTACATGACTTCTTTGAGATAGCATCAGCATCAAACTTAGGTTTAAACTTACTAATAAAAGTTGTAACACTAGTCCATTTAATTTTATCTTTGTTTAGATTTTCATCTAAACTCTCATATATATGTCCATCTTCTTTAAATATTACAGCCATTATTTTTCTACTTTAATATTAGAATCATTATCTGCTACATTTTTTGGATTATTAAGCTTCCTTGCTATCTCTGCTTCTTGTGCAGCAGTTACATGAGCTTTCCATTTATCTTTTGGACATGATGCAGACAATGAACGCATTTTAAAAGCTAAACCACAACCACAATCAGAACAACAAGGAGCTGTACCTGGAGCAGCACATGTACCTCCAATAGTATCTAGAAGAGGACATTCTTTACATATTCTCCATCTATGATCAGCAATTTCTTCTATCCATGGTTTTTTGAACATATTATTTTTTATACCTTCAACTATATGATCAATATTTCTTAATCCTTTAAATAACTTATTTATCTTCATTCTTCCAGTTTCTTTTATTGGTTATTTCTTCTTCAACTCTTACTACTGCCTTTTCCATTTTATTCAGTTTATCTTTAAGGGGTAAATGATTTCCATATCCTATATATGTTGTCTTTTCAATATTACCTAACATATCCTTATGTCTTTTAATTGCCCTATCTAATCTTCCTTTTCTTAGTATAAATGTTCCAAGATTAGGTAACTGTATACGTGTATGTTCAAGATTCTCTAAACTTGTTCTAACCTCAGCATAAAAGAATCTTACTAATTCACCTACTAAATTTTCATGAACTCCACATTCTTTAGCAATTTCTTTAAAGAAATCCTTATAAGATTTTGGGTTAAGATGTATATTTTTATCCTCTAATCTCATTATCTGATCCAAGTATCTTAAAGTCTAGTAATATAGTACCATCCGTCTGTACCTTCATATTTGGATTTATAATAATATTTTTATCTTCCATAACTATTAGATTCTTTTTCTTTGCTTTTTGAATAGCGTTTCTAACAGACTGCGGACTTTTAAATATTTTTAATTCAGAAATATATTTACAGAAACTAGTAACATCAATAGGTCCAATCTTGGCTAGTTCAAGAAGACATTCTAAATCTGAACTACTTAACTGTAACTCATTAAAGAAACAGAAGGTGATGATCTGATATTTAATCACACCATCCCTCTGTATCTTAATTCTTTTTTCTACTGTATTTACGAGAGCCATGATATAGGAATTTCCTTACTATTCAATAAGGTATATGTAAAATTATTACTCCACACATCTCTAGCTTTTCTACATATTTTCATAAATAATCTGAAATCATCATTAGCTGCAATTACTTGACAACCTGCTGACCATTTATCTACTTGAGTAGATTTCTTACCAGCATATTTAGTAGCTCTATGAATATTGATACCAAATAAACCAGTATCAATATTCTCAGTATTTAATTGATAAATATCATCTCTGTTATTATCTCTATAAACACTTACAGGATTTTGTTGTCCTAAAGCTTCATATCTACCTAAATGTTTTCTAATCTTATGAGATTTTCTATATTGTCCAGGAACTAAAATAGCTACTCCCTTCTCTGGATTCATAACATTTTCAACCCAATGAGTTCCTGGATCTGTTGTACAATCAAATTCATGATATTGCCAGTTGTCATTGTCATCTTTATAAGATATTGTTAATAAATCATCAAATCTATTAGTTACTTTATCTGCAGTTGCAGAGTTTCTAATTCCAATTATATTAACATTATACTTACCTTGTTCAAAGAATTTATAATTCCTTGAAGACATTGCTTTTTTGATTTGCTCTATACTATATCTAGCCATTTGTTTTTAACTTTCTTGGAGGTGCAGTATCCATATTAGGATTCCAATCTTGTTGAGCTTGACTCTGAACCTGACTCTGAGCTTGTGCAGCATTTGCTTCAGCAACTTGTTTTGCTTGAGCTTCTTGCTGTTGAGTAGCCATAGTTTGAGAAATAAATTGTTGTGCTTGTAATCTCTCTGCACGTAACTTTTCAATATCTCTTAAAAGTTCCTCATACTCTTTCTGAACTGTTAAATGTTTGATATTCTCTTTGTACCAAACTGTAATTTCAGCTTTTTTAGCTTCCATTTCTTTTTCAGATAATTCTTGTCCATTTTGCCATGTTTATTAGTTTAATTATTAGTTATTATACTACAAAGATACAAAAAAAGTTTAAATAAATACGAAAAGTTTAAAAGAATTTAGTTTTAAAGAGTTTCTTTCTCTTCTTTTACTCTATTTTTCTCATTAAATAGATTGAGTATGTCTCTTACCTTTGCACATTTCTCATATTCTTCTTCTTCTATGAAGTAATCCATCATATTCTGAAGACTATATAGGTTTCTTTCTGTATCTAATGGTGACTCAGGATCATGTGCTAATATTACCCCTTCTGTCTCTTTTAAGATAAATTTTAATGTTGTTCTACCCACTATAATTTCAAATGATGTTCTAAATGCTTTGTCAAGAAGTATGTACTCAGCTTGTAGTTTTTCTGATTCACTTAATCCATCAAATTCATCCATTGGTGTTAGTTTTGACATATTCTAATGTTTTTGGTTGCAAAGTTATAAAGAAATATATATAACTTCCTAATATTTTGTTATTTATTTTTTTAATAGTCTAGCCAAAAAGGTTTTGTATATAGTTCTTCTATATTAAATGGATGTTTAGGTGTATCAAAATATTTTTGAAATATATTTCTATTATCCCATTTATAATCTCCTACCATTCTTTTTAGATCTAGTTCTTCTGCTTTTTTAAGTTCTGCATTTAATCTTTTTATAATATCATCATTACCTGATTTCAATGTTGGTCCTGTCCATGTTTTTCTA